GTTGGGTGTTCCTGGCTGAGCATATAATTTTCCTTCAGGAGCAATACCTAATTGCATGGCGGCTTTTTGTTGCTCATCAAGGACTTCCATTAGTTGAGGATTATCCTCAAAATCTCTAGATTGCAATTTAAATGAGATAGGTTCTACGCCTGCCGTTCCCGGTTGAGCAGGTGCACCTTGCAGCGCATTAAGGAATTGCTCGCCCTCTTCTGCGGTTTGCTTGCGGTACTTTTCGCCCAATGCTTTCTGCTCTTGCAGAATGTCGCGTTGCGTCTTGCCAGCCATATACCCTTGCAAAACTTTAGCAAGCCCCGTAAGCGGCGAAGTCCTAGCCTGTATGCCGTTATAGCTAAATGTTTCCGCAGGCTGGAAAGCCTGTTGTTGCATAATTTCAGCCATCTTTTGACGGCGAGCCATATCAGCCAGTTCAGCTTGGTATGGGCTTTGCAATGTAAAATTTATTGCTTGATTTTCAGCCATTTTTTATACCACCCCGCCAAATAAACCTTTGATTGCTGTCGGGTTGTATGCGTATGCGCCAAGACCTGCGCTAAGCAATCCACCCAATCCTGCCATGTTTGCATTTTGCTGCGCTGCGTTAATGCCGTATTGAGTCAAAGCATTTTGGTTTGCAGCTTGAGCGCCAGCAAAGATCGGGGCGGGTGCAACTTGTGCAGGTTGATAGCCTTGGAACTGCGGCATCTGAATTTGCGAACCCGACAGCAACCCAGTAATTTCATTTAGCGGGCCTTGACGCTCTGCAAGCTGTCTTTGTCTTTCTTGCAAATCCGCTGCATTTTGCGCCGACATTTGCGCTTGCTGTTCGTTGAATCCTTGCGCCCGCGCTCCAGTATCAAGGCTAATGCCCTGCAAAGCCGCTTGGCTTAACAGGTCGTTGCGGTTCTGCGCTGCTTGCGTCTGCGCCGTCCTATAAGCCTCTGATCCTGGCGTAATGCCCTGATTAGCAAGCTGATTTTCCATCGCTGCTTGCTGGCGTTGCAGTTGCGGCTCTAACCGCGCCATAATCGCTTGTTGCCCCGTCATTCCTGCATTGACCGGCATTTGTGCGAGATTGGACAAATCTAGACGAGTTTGCAGCGGGCCTGCTGCCGTTCCGCTTGGAGTAAACGGCTTGTTCAGCACATCTTGTGCGGTTGTTGCGCCCGTTTCGCCCAATCTTGCCAATAGCTGCTGCACTCTTTGTTGAGTGTCAAAGGTTGTTTGCGCCGTTGGCGTGAGCGTTTGCCTAACCGTTGGTTGGTTAGTGCTTGGGTCAAACGTTACAAGCTGCGTTCCAGCAGGCGAATACACATTCGGGTTATTGATGTAACCCTGCTTGATCGCTGTTTCTACGTTAGCCGCGCCTTGCGCTTTAGCTGCCGCAGTTGGGTCAACCGTCTGATAAACCGGCGCAGGGGCAGATTGTTGCCCGCCTCCAAAAATTGCCGAAACTATGCCGCCCATGATGTAGCCTCCAATTCCCGACGCATCCACTTTTCAGCGTCTGTTTTCAACAATCCATAAATGCACACATCGCCTTGTTCATGTGCATCACGCATCACACCCTCCAGCCTTGCGCCAAACTGTTCAGCAAATCGCCGTGACTTCTTGTTACTCTTGAGGATCGTTCCTGTAATTCGCTTGCATTGCAACTGATCAAACGCATAACGCACAATCGCATCCATAAAACCCCTGCTAAGTCGTTCAGCAGAAATGTGCATCAAAATGTTCGGATGTTGGTAGCAATCAAACACCACACCAGCGACTAACTCCTCGTCGCTGTTGAGCAAACCGATTGCCGCATAATTTTGCCAATCATCGGTTTTGCCTTGTTTACGCGCCACATAGCGCCCGATGAGTTCTTTCGGCTCGGTAATGATCTTCATATACCAGCCCATCCGGTTTGATACACCACGTCCGTTGATGCCCATTCAATCTGTATGCCGCTACTGGCGCTTTTTAACTGAATTGCGCCGCAGTAACCGATGCCGGTAATGCCTTGCCAGTTGTTTGTAATCGTCGAATCCGAACCCCACACGCCAACATCCCACAAGGATGTGCCCCAAACGCCATAAGTCTGAGGACTGTAAGACAGCGCGGCGGTAGTGTCTTGAATGTCAAAATCGACGTTCATGCCAACAAAAATAGCCGGTTGCCCGTTGGTAAAAAGGCTAGGTCTTGCGCGAGTGAAATACTTCTTAACGCCGCGAGAACCATAATAATTAAATGCTTGCAGCGTATTGGCAGGGATGTTGGATGCGTTGTCTTGATAGTCAAGCGTCCATGCTTTTCCTACAAACCCATTCCCGCCGAAGTAAGGATCATCGTTATAGATTTCCCAACAATTAGCATTCCAGCCGGTAAAATTGCACCATGATTTTGTGATGTTGTTCATCACATACTGCTGCTGTTGCGATCCTTCGGACACCGGCACATTGACAAACAACGCATTGTTTTTGGCGTTGTAGAGAATCTGCCAGCCAAAATTGTTTTGGTATGTCCGAGTCGCTTCTGCAAATGCGCCTTGAATCTTGTCTGATAGCGCAATCCTCGGGTCAAGCCGAGAACTCTGCACCGCCGACGCAAGAGGGTAAAGACCGTCAAGCGTGAGGATCAACAGGTCGCCGGAATACTTGAACATGCACCGCTTGCCTATGGGTGTGCCTAGCTTCCACACGCCGATAAGCGCCCATGTCGATGCGCTTGCAGGGTCTGTGCCTCGATAAGCGATGATCTCGCCATTGCTGGTCACAAACACTAGGTTATCGTCAGCACCATAACCCGCGTCAATCGTCCATGTTCCAATCGCAACAAGATAGCCACCAAACCGACAGATAGAACTTAGGTCTAGCTGTTCAGCCGCCCCGCCGATGGAAGAAGTTGGGAGATACCACGCCTTGAGGGTGTTCTTTTGGATGAACCAAACGCGGTTTTTGAACAGCGTCACATCGTCGAGCGTTGTCGTGGTAACGCCCGTTATCGCGGGAGTCGATGCCCCTGTGATTGAAGTCCAGTTCGTGCCGTCATACAGCAAGGGAGCGTCTACGCCGTTGGCGCAATACATATATGCACCGCCAGGCGTGGAAACGTTGACATATTCCCACCGGCTATTAGTCAATCTTGAAACAACAGCAGCGCCTACAGCACCGCCCGCTGTGACGTTGTAAATTTTGCCGCCAGCAACCGCAAAAAGCCGCTCAGTCGCACCGCCGGAATAATTAAACAGGCTTTCGACTTGCCCCGTAATGCCCGTTGCAAATTGCTGATAGCCGCCCCGCAGGTTGACGCTTGAGACAGTCGGGAACATATTGGTTAGCTGGACAGCGTCCGTTGCTTCCATATTGGCAAGCGAATCGCGGGCATTCCAGCCACCAATAGGCGCAGGCAAGGAAGCGACTTGCGCCGCTGTGCCTTGGATCATCATCCGACGGCGTGCGCTGGTTGCCATCAGTTCGTCCCGTAGCCGCTATCGGGAATGTTGTCGTAGCCGATAAGAACTGTGCCAGGACGCGGAGCGAGGGACAGGTTAGCGGAGGACATATCCAGCGCCTTCGCTGCTTCCAACTCGGTCAGATAGTTCCGCATCATCGCTGTGGTGTCGAAACCTTTAGCCTCGAAATACTTCAGCTTTGTAGCGTTGACCATCAGACGGTCGGGATAGATACAGGTATCGGTGTCGGCAGTAAAGGAATTCTTGACAGTCCCATCCGCAGCTTGCGCCCATCCTTTGCTGCGGTACTCAAAGCCAAGATATTCAGCCGTCGACATACCGGGCCAAATCTGAAAGTACGCACCAAGCAAGCGCCAACGGATACGCGGGCCAGTTGAGATATAGCCCGACAGCAACCATTCCCATTGCTGTGCATCCTCAGGCCCAAGCATTTCCCAATGCTTCGACTTATCCCACATCGTGCGCGGGACGAGGCTTTCGTAATCGCTTGGTAGCGAATACTTGATTTTCTGAAAGTAGGCAGTAGCACCAGCGGCGCTTGCAGCAAAGTCCTGATTGACTGTGACTTGCGTACCTGAGTCAACCGAAACGATGTAGGTATTCTGATTGATGCCTGTACCTTGAACCTGATACGTCGTATCAAGTCCCGCAGTCGATGCCATCGTGATCGTGCGGGCAGCGGTTGTCCAAGTGCCTGTGGTGGTGATGTATTCGGTATAAAACGCGTGCGGTTTCGTCAATTCCCGCCAAGCGTGACGGCGCAGAAACTCGTATCCGTTCGCGTTCATTAACGCGAGTATTTGGATTACGTCCTGATTCGTGTT